GTGGGGGTTCTGGTGGTGTATAATACACAGACGCTAAAAATCCCTCGTCGTTTGGGTCCAAAGGAGCTACACCCCCTGCAACATTTTTATACTTGTCAAAAAAGGACTGATACGATGTACTAGAGTCAAACAACGCTGCACCAACGTTTGACATTTGGTCTGTTGCTGCGTAGTCACTCTGTTGTGACTTTGTATTTTGAGGATAATAAAGTGGCTGGGCAACTTCACTAGCAGTTCCTGTTAAAACATCTATAGCATCACTACCAGTAAGACTTTTTGTGCCTAGCTTAATTGTGCCAGCAGTTGATGAAGTGTACGCATTGGGATCAATAGACATTACTTAGTCCTTTTCATATTCTCGTAGTTATTCCGCAGCTTCAGAAAGGTTTCCAGTAAAGCCAGCTTCCCCTGAAGACGGCGCACTTCCAACTCCGATGTTTCCGCCACCAACGCCCGAGACATCTGCTGGGTTTGCTCCAACAGGTACTCCTCCAGCGCCGCCCATGCCTCCGGGCTGTTGAGGAGCGCCCCCAGCTTGTGGAACGCCGTTCTCGGCTGGTTGTTGTTGCTCACTCAAACCTCTCAATACATCTGCAAAAATAGCAGCTTCATTAACATCATTAACTAGCTCATTCGGATCAATGTCTTGCGAGATAGCAAGTTCACGAATAAGATTTGGAATCTTAACAAACGGTGCCAACATTGGGTTAGCAACTGTCTGGAGCAACGTAACAAGACGTTGTGTGCGGACTTCTTTCTGCATAACAGCAGAGGTGCCTCTTGGCTTAATCTCAAGATCACCTTCAATTTCGGGCTGTTCTTCGTTAAACTGCATGTTCCACTGGAAGTATGACTCGCCCATTGGCTTCAAGAGGTAGTCATCAATATTCTTAATGACAGACTTAATAGCCAGTGTGGACGAACTCATCAACATGGACAGCCCAGAAGCAGTACGACCGGAGCCACTTACACCTGTCTGACCGTGCATAATACTAGGGATGCCAGTCTCTTCATCTGCAAGCTGCCGTGCCTTGTCGTACATTTGGGCGTTGGCTGGTGCAGTGTTAGGAAAGTTAATGGCGTTAATTGCAGTGCCACTAACACCCGACTGACGACGGAACACCTTACCGGGATAGATGTCGTAGTTCTGGCCGGGGACCAGCATAGCTTCGTCAATGTCAAACACCACATTACCAGCAAGGGCAAGATTGTCGATTGCCATGCGAATGTGGCCGTTCATTAGAAGCTGTGCATCTTCCATGTTCTCAGCAATACCCACACCAAACATTTGGTACGGGTTTACCTCGTAAGGAAATACTTGGTAGGGAATGCGCTCTGGTGTAAAAGGGTTGATAACCAGACGTAGTACTTTACTTCCAGAAATCCATGCGTTTACTTGGTAAGACTTGAGGCTATCCATCTCGCTGAAGGTTTCAAGACCCGCCTCAGAAGCCATTGCAGAGTCCAGAGTACCCCAGTACTCAAGTACTTCAAACCGAGACTCAGAGTAGATAGGGTCGTTTTGGTCAGATTGTAGCTGACTCTCAAAATATTTTTCGTCATAGTTAGGGCCATCCTCTAAAAGTTCTTCAATAGCTTCATTATTAAAATACGGCTCATCTTTTAGTTTTCTTAGCTGTTGCCGATTAAGCTTGTGACGTTCAATGACATACTCTGCTTCATCTACGCCGGAAGCATTAGGATCAGGGTAGAAATTCCAACATGAGATGTGGTCGATGTTGGGCTTAGACTTGTGGATAGGAGAGTATTCTCTTTCTCCTTCTTCATTGCGCCGCCACCGTGGGATAGTCTTATCGTAGGTAAACGGACCTTTAATAATGCCTGTGCCAAGCAAGCAGGATTCAAAGATAGACTTGCGTAGTTTTTTAACGGCTGAAGTGTCCAGAAGCTGGTCATGGATTGTTTTTTCCATGTTAGCAGCAGCAAGAGCAGCAGGTTTAATCTGAGGCTGACCCATTCTACCGGGGCCAGCAACAAGATTTTCACTGTCGTATTCGTGCCCAAGGTTGCGTGTGATTGGGTTTTCAGTAAGCCTAGACGTTGCCTCTTTAGCACCGGGAAGCAGTTCTTTTCCATCGTCAGGAAAACCAAACGGGCTTTCTTGTTGGGTTTCTTGGGGGGACTTTAAATGAGCAAACTCAGGGATACCTTCAGGATTAGGTGTGGACTCAACTACAATGGGAAACTTTTTATTGGCAAACAAGATGTCACCAATTTGACCCGCTGCTGCAAGAACCTTTACCTTAGTAATCTTAATGAAGACACGGGATCGTTCTGAATCCCTAAGTTGCTCTGGATTTTGGCTGTCAGACAACCCTCGATAGTTTTTGTACGCTTTTAGCCATCGCTGCTCATCAGAGTAGCGGCCATCCTCCGCTCTTTGAAATTTTGCACGGATATGCCCCACAAGCCCACTAAAGGAACTTGATGAAGGGCCATCTTCCATGCGTACATCGACGGCTTTGTCAGTATCTGTATCGAGAAATCCCATATTAAACTACAGAGACTTAGTAGTCTCGCTCATCCGCCATTTTAAAAATACCAGAGTCACTCATTTTACCACTAACGCTTGGGGCTGACTCAATACCGTTGCCAAAGTCCGCGCTCGTAAAGGGGTTAAGCTTTTCCCGCTTGGCTGGGCCATCAGGGGTTTCGTTCATGTAGCCCTGCACTGGACCCATTGGAATCGTAAAGGTTCCTGTTGATTTTAGTAGCTGTTTCATTGCGCTGTTCCTTGTTTTTGTTGTTGTTGTTGCATTAATCGTTTCATTTCGTCTTGAAACCTAGTGCTGCGCTGTATGTCTTCTTGCATAGCAGCGCCTTGCTCCATTGGCCTTGCTCTTTCAGCCAATTGTTCTGTTAAATACTCAGCTTGTCTAGCTTCAGGCGGCATTTCTGCTGTAGCTAGGCGCTGTTCGTCCGTTAGACCACCTCCTTCAGTTGACGCCAACAACTCTTGTAGCTGCTTTGTTGACAGACTTTCTGGATCACGACCTGTTGGTGAAGCACTTGTAGCGTAATCAAGAGCTTCTGCTCCCTTTGCTGCAAGCCCCACTAGCCCACCAAGTAAAATAGGTGCGCCGCCTTTTACAATATTCTTACCTAGAAACCGCCCTATTTTTTCCATTGCACTAGGGTCAGCCTTACTAAGTCTACCGGCAACTCCCTCAACCTTGCTTAATGGTGTGTCTACAAGTCGAGAGGTTGCTTTTTTTTCTGCGGCAGAACGATTTTGTTCTAGCTCTGCTTGTTTTCTAGGATTATTAATAATAAGTTCTTTAGCCTCACGAGCAGTTATTGTTTCTGGCGCTGGTTGAGGCGGTGGTGGTAGTCTTCCCTTGTCCTCAAGAAACTTCTGTGCGTCTTTAGCTAAATCAGTATCAGGCATGTTTTCAAGTACAGCCGCACTTGCTTGGCCCACTTTTCTTTTTCCTGCGGCGGCTTTTATAGGAGCAGGCCGCAAATCAGGAATAGCCGACTGCAACGCTTCACTTGGAAGCTGGCCGGTTTTAACTTGGTCAATGACGTTGTCCATTAAAGGAGTAAAATCGTAGGTATCAATAAGTTTGCCCCTACCAGCTTTTACTGGGTTGTTTTTTATAAGGCCAAGTTGTTCAAAAGCTTTAACGGCAGAGTTCATAGTCAATGTTTTGTTACTGCTCTCACTTCCATAAGGAAGCCCAATGCCTTGTAATTTTCCAAAACGATCAACTATGCCCGGTGCAATTCTTCTACTTGGCTTTAATGATGGGTCATCTATGTTTTCAAAATCAGTGGCATAAGCATTGACAATGCCTTCAAGAATAAGACGGAAAGGGTCTTCTGGATTACTAAGATCAATAGTGAATCCTTTTGTTACATCCTTAGCCATACCTAGTACCCAAACACAATATCACGAGGTGCAGGGGCAGTATCCTTGACCCTGTGCGCCCATGAATCGTAGTTGATGTTATTGATCTGTCGTGTCATACACATATACCTTAGAGCATCGTATGCGTGATCTTCTGCTTTTGTATCGACATCCTCGCTGTTCGTGCGAGAAAGCGGAAGAGAAGGAAGGGTACGAATTAAATTGCCACAAGTAGAGAAGATACGAAGGTGTGGCTCTTCTGTATCCTTATCAAACTGTAGC